ACGTAAATAATAATTAACCACCAATATGACTAGCTACCCATCCCCCATCCAACATGGCTACGGTGGCCCTAGTGAAAGGACAGATAATGTCAGAACAACAAATTATGGCTGAAGAAATGCAGTCACCTAAGAAAGTAGCATTTGCAAATCGCAAGTATACTAATGAAGAACGAGTAAAAAAAGAAGAAGAAGAACTAGAGCAATTAATTGCTGAACAAAAAGGTGAGGCAGAGGAGGTTGAAGAACCCAAAGAAGCTGAACCTAAAAATGCTGAAGAACGTAGTTTTAAGAAACGTTATGGTGATCTACGTAGGCATCAGCAAACAAAAGAAAAAGAATACGAAGATCGTATAAATGCACTTGAGCAACAACTTGGTGAAGCAACTAAGGCAGAGTTTAAACTGCCAAAGTCAGACGATGACTTAGATAAGTGGGCTTCAACATATCCAGACGTAGCAGCTATTGTAGAAACAATTGCAATTAAAAAAGCAAAAGAACAATCTGCAGATTTGGAAAAACGAGTACAAGTTATTGATGAGATGCGTGAAACAGCAGCACGTGAGAAAGCTGAAGCAGAGTTAATTAAAATACACCCTGACTTTAGTGAGATACGTGACAGTGACGATTTCCATGAGTGGGCAGACGAACAGCCTAAGTGGGTACAAGATGCACTGTATGAGAATGACCAAGATGCAAAGTCTGCTGCTCGTGCAATTGATCTTTATAAGTCTGATCGTGGCATTGGTAAAAAGAAAAGTGCCACATCAAAAGATGCTGCACGTTCCGTAGGTACACGGAATGAACGTAGTAAACCTCAGTCTGACGCATCGGGAAATGCAGTCAGAGAGTCTGACGTACAGAAAATGTCTGCAGTCGAATACGAGAAAAAATCGGATGAGATTATGGAAGCTATTCGTACAGGCAACTTTATTTACGATTTATCTGGGTCAGCTAGATAAAAAGTATTGACATTATAGTTATTTATGATATAACTATATATATGATAGTTTAACGCAGCCCCACTATGGATACCTGCGTTATCTATATCCCCAAGCAAACAACAGTGGCTTACGGACTTACCTAGTAAATCATGGCCCATAAATACAACACAAAGGCCAAGTGTTGTAAATATGCACCCTACGATGTCTAGCCTCCAATCAAGTATCTGTGTGTTTCGCATCTGTTACTGCTAATATAAGGAGAAACCATAATGGCGTTTTCATCAGCAGCAGGTCACGGCAATTTACCTAACGGCAATTTTAGCCCAGTGATCTATTCCAAACAGGTGCAACTTGCTTTCCGCAAGGCATCTGTTGTTGAAGCTATCACCAACTCTGATTATTTTGGAGAGATAGCCCAAATGGGTGATTCAGTGAAAATTATTAAAGAACCTGAAATCACCGTGAAATCATATGCACGTGGTACGACCATCACACCACAAGATTTAGACGATGAAGATTTTTCATTGACTATTGATAAAGCCAATTATTTTGCTTTTAAGGTTGACGATATTGAAGAGGCCCACAGCCACGTAAATTTCCAAAGTCTTGCAAGTGATCGTGCTGCATATAGACTATCAGACCAGTTTGACCAAGATGTACTTGGTTATCTATCTGGTTTTAAACAATCTGCAATACATGGTAATGCTAATACTGCCAACACAACTACTAACGGTAGTGTTGCTGTATCAACTGCAGGTTCTGACGAATTGCTTACCTCAATGAAGTTAGACGGTTCTGACTTTAATGCAGGTTCAAGTGGCTCATCAGTTGCATTATTGCCACGTACAGGCGGTGCAACTGCTACACCTTCAACTACAGGTGAAGCAAACCCACTACAACTTATTGCTCGTATGGCACGTAAGTTGGATCAACAAAATGTTGACTCACAAGGTAGATGGCTTGTCGTAGACCCCGTATTCATGGAAATCCTACGTGACGAAGATTCACGTCTTCAAAACGCAGATTTTGGTGAGTCAGGTGGAATACGAAACGGTCTTGTAGTAAATAACCTACATGGCTTTCAAGTACATGTTTCAAACAATCTACCTACAATTGGTACTGGTCCTGCAACTGAAGCTGCTTCAAATGCGACTAACTACGGTGTTATCGTAGGCGGTCACAGTTCAGCAGTCGCAACTGCAGAGCAGATCAATAAGACAGAAACATATCGTGATCAGGACAGCTTTGCTGACATTGTTCGTGGTATGCATCTATATGGTCGCAAGATTCTACGCCCAGAGGCGTTGGTCAATGCGATATACAACTTGCGATAAGGGGAGGACTAGACAATGGCTACTATTACTGCACAACTAGCTCCTGCACATGGGAGTTCTTCACGAGGGCGACAGCCTTATATGATTGAGCAAACTATCGACCTAACCGCAAACAGCATTGCTCCAGGCGATGTAGTACAGGCTCTTACAGTACCTGCCAATACTAAAATTATGGCTGCAGGTATTCAAGTAACAGCTTCTGCTACTATGAACGCATCTACAGACGCAACCGCAATTTTAGGTACGGCTGTAGACGACAATGAGTATGTGGCTGCATTTGATATTGACGGTGCTGCTGATGGAGCTTATGCCCCTTCAGCTACTGTAGCAGGTGATATTGTTATCACTTCTGCAGATACACTTGATGTAACCCTTGCAGGTTCTGGCGCATCATTCACTGCAGGTACACTACGTGTGTATGCTGTATTGATGGACGTTAGTGCATTAGGCGAAATGACTGCTGACGAAGTAAGTCGAGATGCTGCTTAATTAGCAACAACTATAGGGGGGCAGGGCAACTTGCCCCTTTAGTCATATTTAACAGAAGGAATCCAAGAAAATGGCTATCACAACCGCAATGTGCACGAGCTTTAAGTCAGAACTATTGGGTGGTATTCACGACTTGGATACCCACACTCTAAAGCTTGCACTTATTAAAGCTTCACCATCAGGAACGTATGGTGCAGCAACAACTAACTATTCAGATGTAACTGGTAACTCAGATGAAGCTTCTGGTACTAATTACTCAGCAGGTGGGCAAAACCTAGATGGTGCTGCTATTACTGTAAGTGGAACTACAGCTATCGTAGACTTTACTGATGAAGTATTTGCTTCAGCTACCATATCTGCTGATGGTTGTATTATATATAATTCATCTGCATCTAACAAAGCAATTTGTGTAATTGACTTTGGTGGAACTAAAACATCTACAAACGGTGACTTCACTATTCAGTTCCCAACTGCAGATGCATCTAACGCAATCATACGTATAGCATAAATAGGAGCATAAACTATGGCTCTCGTAGTTAAAGACAGAGTAAAACAAACAACAACCACAACTGGCACTGGTAATATAGTCCTTAATGGTAACATTGATGGCTTTCAAACTTTTGCTGCTGCTTTAGCAAACGGTGATACTACTTACTATGGTATCTTTGTGCCTAGTACAAATGATTATGAAGTCGGGCTAGGAACGTGGACAGAAGGTAGTGCCACCCTAGCTCGTACTACTGTTCTTGAAAGTTCTAACTCAGGAAATGCCATAAACATTACTGCACAAGCTGAAGTGTTTATTACACAACCTGCTGAAAAAGCAGTTTATTTAAATGGTAGTGATGTAGCTGAACTAGGTGACGGTTTAAAGGTAGACAGTTCTAGTGGTTCTATTACAATTACTGCAGAGGACGGTTCAGGTAATATAGATGTAAACTTACCTCGTGACAACATTAGTCCTTTATCAACAATTACAGTTACAGTAGTAAACTCTGGTGGTAACAAGTATGCACTTGATGGTACAGTACAACAAACTGCAATACTTAAACCATCTGTAACATATCGGTTTGATCAATCGGATAGTTCTAACTCAGGACACCCATTAAGATTTAGTACAACGTCAAATGGTACTCATGTCGGTGGTAGTGAGTTTACTACAGGTGTTACTACATCAGGTAGTGCAGGTAGTGCAGGTGCTTATACTGAGGTACGTTTTGAACAAGATGTAGCTGCAAAACTATATTACTATTGTAGTGCTCACTCAGGTATGGGTGGAGCAGCAGAGATTAAAAGTATATCTACTACAGGTGGTACATTTACAGGAGCAGTAATAGGTACAGATTTAACACTGTCTGGTGATCTTACAGTAAATGGTACTACGACTACAGTTAACACAACTAACATGGTTGTTAGTGATGCATTGATAGAACTTGCCAATGGAACAACAGGTACACCTGCAAATGATGCAGGACTTGTTATAGAACGTGGTGATAGTAACAATGCATTTATAGGTTTTGATGAATCAGCAGATAAGTTTATTGTAGGTACAGGTTCATTTACAGGTGCAAGCACTGGTGATCTTACAATTAGCACAGGTACACTTGTAGCTAACGTAGAAGGTAATGTAACAGGTAACGTAACTGGTAATGTGTCGGGATCATCTGGTTCTACAACAGGTAATGCTGCTACTGCAACTGCCCTTGCAACAGCTAGAAATATCGGTGGTGTTTCTTTTGATGGTACTGGGAATATTGATCTAGCAGGGGTAAACACTGCAGGTAATCAGAATACCTCTGGCAACGCAGCTACTGCAACTGCCCTTGCAACAGCTAGGAATATAGGCGGTGTATCTTTTGATGGTACTGGAAATATAAACTTACCAGGAGTTAATACATCAGGTAATCAGGACACATCTGGTAATGCAGCTACAGCAACAACAGCAGGTACAGTCACAACGGCTGCACAACCTAACATTACATCTTTAGGTACACTTACAACTCTTACGGTTGATGACATCACAATCAATGGATCAGCTATCAGTGATAGTGGTGACTTTTACATAGATGTTGGCGGTGATATTAACCTTGATGCTGACGGTGGTAATATACGCCTACTAGATGGTGGAACTCAGTTTGGTAAGTTAACCAATTCCTCAAGTGATTTTGTTATATCTTCAAGTGTAAACGACAAAGACATAAAGTTTGCAGGTGCAGACAATGGTGCGGATATTACTGCCCTCATTCTAGACATGTCAGATGCAGGGTCTGCTACTTTTAACCATGACATAAAATTAGGTGACAACGGCAAAGCTATCTTTGGCGCAGGGTCAGATTTACAAATGTATCATGATGGTACACATTCCTACATTACTGATGTAGGTACTGGTGACCTTAAAATTACATCTAATGGTAATGGTGTTGCTATAAATAAAAATAGCTCAGAGGTAATGGCAACCTTTAGCACTGATGGCGCAGTAAGCCTTTACTACGACAACTCCAAGAAGTTTGAGACAACATCAACTGGCGCAACTACCCATGGTATAGCACTCGCAGACAGTGTCCGTGAGGACTACGATGCTCTTTCAGGTACAAGTCCAAACGTTGACGTAAACAGTGGTGGTGGATTTAGCCTTACAACCAGTGGCAATACTACATTTACTTTCACAAGCCCCACATCAGGGGTGGCGGTTGGTTTTGTTTTACAAGTAGTCGCAGGTGGTACTCACACACTCACATGGCCCAACACAGTAGATTGGGCAGGTGGTACTGCACCAGATGCCCCTGCGAGTGGGGAAAGTAATCTGTATTCTTTTTACACAAGAGATGGTGGTAGCAACTGGATAGGCGTACTGTCTGCTGCTGCTTACGCATAAGGAATAGCTAATGTCTTTTGGACAAAATCCTTTTTCTGTAGTAGCTTTTGGTGAAAGCTCACAACAAGAAGATGCTACATTTGCACTCACAGGTGTAGTAGGCACAGGTGCTGTAACTGCAGCAGAAGGTAAAGGTGGTGCTAGTGTAGCTATTACAGGTGTATCTGCTACAGGTACAATAGGCACACCTACCGAGCAAGGTAGAGTAACACATGGTGTTACAGGTGTCGCAGGTACAGGTACATTAGGTAGTATTGCAATTACTGGTGGTGCAGGTACTGTAATATCAGTCACAGGTGTAGCAGGTACAGGTGCAGTCAATGGCATTACATTTGGTGGTGATGCGAACGTAGCATTAACAGGTGTATCAGCTACTTGTATTACAGATGACCCTTCTGTTAATGGGGATGAAATTACTCCTTCAGCAGATGCTAACTTTAGTATTACAGGTGTAGCAGGTACAAGTGCAATAACTGCAGCAGTAGGTAAGGGTGGTTCAACTAATGTACCTACTGGACAAGAAGCCACAGGCTCTATTGGCTCTGTAACTATTGTAGCTAAATGTGTACAAACACCTGCCAGTGCAGTGGGAACATCTGCAGCAGGAACTGTAACCATAGTCTGTAAGGCTGTAGTTGTACCAACAGGAGTTCAAGGAACGTTTACTGTAGGTAATGAAACTATAAATGCAGTACAGTTTGACTATGAGTCAATAAAACAAAACTATAGTAGAGCACGTACAGTTTATTTGTCTTCACATTCTTCAAATACAAACACGTCATATGTACGTGCAGCATAATAGGAATATATAATGTCATTAAAATGGCCTAACAAAGACCCTGATGAAATACTAGACTACAGCATAGACTGGTCACGTTTTATTGGTTCTGCAACTTTAAACACTGCAGCTTGGAGTGTAGACAATGCAGATGGAGTTAAGACTACACTTGTTGCAAGTGGTCCTATAGTACATGGTATACAACTCGTATCTTCAACACTTACAAATACAGTAGCTACTGCACGAATAAGTTTAGGCACAGATAATATAAAGTATAAATTTCATTGTACTGTAACTACATCTGATGGCTTGACATTTGAACGTACAGTATCTTTACGTGTGAGGGAAAAATAATGGCATATAATTTTTTAGGTCTTGTCAACGAAATAAATCGTAGGCTCAATGAAGTAGAGCTTACAAGTTCTAACTTTTCTACAGCTACAGGTTATTATAATTCAGCTAAAGATTCAGTAAATGCTGCTATTCGTCATATTAACCATGAAGAGTTTGGTTGGCCTTGGAATCACGTAGAAGAAGAAGATATATTAACTGCAGGTGTTACACGGTACGGCTATCCTTATGATGCTAAAACAATTGACATGAATAGCTTTCGTATTAAACGTAATAGTAACTTAAATATCACAACTACTAAACTACAAAGCATGACCTATCAAGAATATCTTGACAAGTATTCTGACTATGAGTATAATACCGATACAGGTATACGAAGTAAACCAAGATATGTAACTAGAACACCTAGTCAAGAATTTATAATATTTCCTACACCTGATAAAGCATATGAATTAGTATATGAATATTATCGTAATCCTGTAGAATTAGAATTACAAGATGATGTACCTACAGTACCTCAAGAGTTTAAACATGTAATAACTGATGGTGCTATGTACTATGCTTATCAATTTAGAGGTGATAATCCATCTGCACAATTGTCACAACAAAAATTTGAGCAGGGTATTAAGTACATGCGTAGTTTACATATTAATACTTATGACTATGTACGTTCTACTGTAAAGTATAGCAATCCAAGCACTTTTGGTTTATTGAAAGTATAAAGACGTAATGGCTACAGAATGGCAAACATTTCCTATACAGTTTGGTGGAGGGTTAATTTCTAATCTTAGTCCTTTACAACATGGTATGTCTAACATAGGTTCTGGGGCTATACTACAAAACTTTGAACCTACATTAGACGGTGGTTATAAAAAAGTTCTTGGTTATAGCAAATTAATAAACACTGCAGTAACAGGATCAGGTATTGTGCAAGGTGTATGTGTAGTTCCTGACTCAGGCTCACAAAAAGTAATTGCAGTACGTAATGGTGTTTACTACTTAGCAAATGCAAACGATGGATCACCTAGTTGGTCTTCTCTAGCAACTGCTGCAGACACTAATATTTTAAAAGTACGTAAAGAAAACTATAACTTTACAGGCACAGAAAAAATTGTATTTGTTGATGGTGTAAACTATCCTGCTTATTTTAATGTTACTAGTGGTGCATTAACGTATCTTACAAATTCAGGAACAGGTAATACTGCAGTAGAAGATGCCTCTTATGTAACACTATTTAAAAGTACTTTATTTTTTACAGTTGGCACAGACCTTGTGTTTACTTCTCCAGAAACAGATACTGACTTTAATCCTGCAAATGGTGCAGGAAGTATAAATGTATCTTCAACTATTACAGGTACAGCAGTATATCGTGATAACCTTATTATATTCTGTGTAGATAAGATACTACGTTTGACAGGTTCTAGCTCTGCAGATTTTACAGTATCAACAGTTACAGATAGCATTGGTTGTTTAGAACCAGATACTATTCAAGAAGTTGGTGGTGATGTTTTGTTTCTTGCACCAGATGGCATTAGATCACTTAGCTCAACAGAACGTATTGGTGACTTTGGATTGGATGTTGCATCTAAAAATGTAAGACCTACCCTAAGTAGACAAATTTCTACAGGAACACATTTTAATAGTTATATACTTCGTGAAAAAGCTCAGTATCGAATATTTAGTTATACAAGCACAGAACGTGCAAGTGTTGCTAAAGGAATGTTAGCTACTAAATTTATTGATCAAGGTGGGCAAGGTTTTCAGTGGGCAGAGTTAAAAGGTTTTAAGGTATATGTTTCTGACTCTAATTTAATAGACGATGTTGAAAAAATATATTTTGCAAATGAAGATGGATTTATATATAAAAAAGAAGTAGGTTCTAATAGGGATGGTAGTGCAATTGATGCAATATATGAATCAGCTTATATGCCTATTACCGACCCACAAGTACGTAAAACATTTTATAAATTAGATTTGTATATTAAACCTCAAGGATCGTTTACTTGTAAAGCTAGTACTAGACTAAATAGAAACGATGCAAATAAAATACAGCCTCCTGTATTTGATATAACTGGAACAGGTGGTGGTGCAACATATGGTTCTACACAATCAATTTTTGGTACGTCTTTATTTAGTACAGTTGAGGACGAAACATACAAAAATAATTTAATGGGTTCAGGTACAACAGTTGCTTTACGTATTGAAGATAATAGTACTAACGCCAGTTTTACTCTAGATACTGCAATCTTAGAGTATACTATAGAAAATAAAAAGTAAGGAAATAACATGGGTACAGGTTACACACGTGCTGATACATCAGACAACATTGCTAACGGTAACGTTATTGATGCTGATGATCTAGACACAGAGTTTAATGCGGTAGAAAGTGCTTTTAGTAGTTCTAGTGGACACACTCACGATGGTACTGCTGCTGAAGGTGCTCCTATTACAGTTCTTGGTCCTGCTCAAGATGTTGTTGCAACAACTTCAGTTCTTCGTCCTAAAACTACAAACACAGTAGACTTAGGTACATCTAGCCTTAAATATAAAGATGCATACTTAGCAGGTGATCTTAATATTGGTGGTGCTGTAACTTCTAGTGGTGCAGTAAATTTAGGTTCTACATCAATTACTGGAACATTAGCAGTATCTACAAACACTACTCTTACAGGTACTCTTGCAGTTAATGGTAACACAACTCTAGGTGATGCAGCTTCAGATACGGTGACAGTTAATGCAGACATTGCTTCAAATCTTATTCCTTCTGCTGATAACACTTATGATCTGGGTGCTAGTGGCTCTGAGTGGAAAGACCTCTATATTGATGGCACTGCTAATATTGATACTGGCTCTATTGATACTGCAAATGTGGGAACTCTAGCAGTATCTGGAGATGCTACTGTTTCAGGTACAATTACAGGCGATTTAACAGGTGCAGTTACAGGTAATGCAGATACAGCAACTACACTTGCTACACCACGTACTATTGCTATATCGGGAATTACTTCAGCCTCTGCTAACTTTGATGGTTCTGGAAATATTGATCTTGCTACAACAACTCTTACATTAGGCGGTACGGCAGTTACATCTACAGGAGCAGAGTTAAATATACTTGATGGTGTTACAGCTTCAACTGCAGAGTTAAACTTGCTAGATGGTGTAACTGCAAGCACTACAGAAATTAATTTTATAGATGGTGTAACATCTGCAATACAGACACAACTAGATGCAAAAGTTGGTGAAACACACACAGGTGATGTTGACATTACTGGTGAACTTGTGGTACAATCTTACAACGAAACATATCAAAGTATTTCATCATCAAGTAATACAACAACTGTAAATTGTGAAACTGGTAATGTATTTGAAGCAACATTAAGTGAAAATACAACGTTTGTTTTTAGTAATCCACCTGCCAGTGGTACAGCTTATGGTTTTTCTTTAGTAGTTAAACAAGATACAGGTAATAGTGGCTATACAGTTACATGGCCTACTAGTGTAATATGGAAAAAAAGTGTTACACCTCCTTTAACATCTGCAGCTTCAGGTATAGATCAGTTTGGATTTTACACGTATACTGGTGGAACTACGTGGTATGGATTTTTAGCAGCAAACAATATGGGGTAGATAAATGACAAGTTGGAAAAGAGTTTTATTAGGTGGTGCTGCAGGTGGTGGTGATGGTCTTTGGTCCTATTTTAAAATCACAGGCGCAGGTGGAAATAACCGTGGTTGTGGTTTCGATACAGATGGAAATGTATATTATGGAATGTATAATGTAAATGATAGCTACAATAGAATTTTAGTTAAATTTGACTCTGATTTACTTTTAACAAAAGAAGTTGAAATAGACTCTAATTCAGGAGGAAACAGTAATTATTTTCCAACAGGTGCTGTTGCATTTCACGAAGGCCATGTATACACAGGTGCTACAGTTTCTACTATAGCAAATAATTATAATCACTGTGCTATGGTAAAAACAAATCCCGATTATGCTTCAGGTGATGGTAGTAGAACTTTTCAGGGTGGTACTACAACTGCTACAGCTTTTCAAAATATGCATATAGATGAACATATTGATGCGGTAGTAGGAAGTTATAGAAGTAGAAGTTCAGCAAACGCAAGAAATTCTGACTATGGATATGCGTGGGATGCCGATACTAGTAGTAACCTTGACGAATAGTCTGTTACAAG